AATGTATCTTCTGGATTATATTCAACAATACAATCAATATTGTGTTGAATACCTATGTCTAAGTCTAGGAAAAGTTTTTCTCCCATCTGCCGCACGACATTTTTGTCAAACAAGTAAAGTTTATTCCACCATTTCTCATAGTAATTATCTTCAGGAATGGGAATAACTATGACCTCTGGATCTAAATCTCCAGGGTGTTCTGTAATACAATAAAATTTAAATTCGTGAGTTATGTGCTCTCTACACATTTGCAGAATACGATTTACGTATTCTGGTCCATATTTGAACCCCCACTTCACTGTGTAAATATTAATCATCAAATATTCCAATGCTCTAAAAGATCAGGATCGACTAGTGATTCCTGCTTCACTTTGCCTCTACGATCATCTTGGAACGGCAGTAAATCCACATTAAACACGCAGAGAATGCAGTCTTTTCTATATATACCCACGTCAAGATCTCCCGAATCCCAGTCGCGTCCTCGGTTATATGAGTAAGCAAACGTATTTGGAAAATGTTTCCATAGAGGAGTATTGCTAAAGTCGCCCCATCGCCAACTGTGGTAGTTGTCGGTTCCATCTGTAAACGTAAACCAAATACGCTCTTGGTTTTCGAGAACGTCCTGCCAGATACACTCCGTCTGATCATCTGACCATACCATGCAACTACCATTGGTATATGCACCATGAGAGAGTTTGAAGTTGCGCGATTTCATCGGTCGTGGATCTTGCCACCATGACCGTAACTTGGTAGGATTCTCTAAGTCATAAGTGATGATTGGCGACAAATCATTTTGTATGATAACATCAAGGTCGAAGAATACAAATCTTCCAGTGGGGTTATCTTCTGCGAAGTTGTGTGTATTGAAGATAAACGTTTTCGGTCTGTCCCAACAACGTGCCATGCCGTATTTGAAATCCTCAGATCCAAACCAGTATTTCGGATGGATGTCGGGAATGTCTGGGAAGTCTATTACTTTAATCTCGGCGTCGAATCCTTCGCTGTTATCCGTATAGCAATAGAAGTGAAACTCAAAATTATCTGAAGTATGTTTCTTTGCCATTCGATAAAGACGATTGACAAACTCAGCAGAATACTTTGTCCCCCATTTACAGCAAACGTAATTAACTCTCATTGCCACAACCTAATAATATTTTCATCAGTGCATTCCATTAATTTAATTTGTGCCTTTGCACTCGGATGCGGAACATTGTCTGTGTTGAACAAACATACCTTAGCATCTTTGCGAAACTTAAACCATTCCACATCATCTGGGTGATGCTTTCCACGATTCCACGAATAGATCCATCCTCCAGGAATATCCTTCCAAAAATCTCTCTGTCTCCAGTAATGGTAATTGTCACTCCCTTTAAAAAACGTTTTGAAAACGGAGTCAGAATTTTGCATGACATCTTTGTAGATATGTTCACAAGAAACATTAGGCCATAACATCATGCTCGAATTATAGAAAGTGCCTCGAGTATCTATGAACAATCTATCATGTTTCTGCGATTGTGGTTGCCAACGACATTGAATTATTCTTGGTTTTTCGGATAATTCAATTACCTCTGTTATATCTTCTTGGATTACCACGTCAAGGTCAAAGTAACACCAGTTTCCAGTATAACCAAGCCAATTATGTGAATTAAATACCAAGAACTTTGCACGGTCAAAACAGAAGGTTTCTTCGCCAAACCAATATTTGGGATGCAAAATACCATCGTCTGGTATAGGTGCAGTATCACATTCAATTCCCTCGGCGTTATCTGTAAAACACGTGAATGTATAGGAAGATGGGTTCCGAGAAAAATTCTTTCGCACCATCTTATATAAGTTGTTTACATACTTGGCAGAGTACTTGTCGCCCCACTTAATGCATACGAAGTTCATCATATTCTTTATCTGCTCCAGGAAACTGGTCTAAACCATTTAGTAATGCTATGGTATATTCTGGTCTATACCAGAAAGATTCGTTGTGGTCATCAATTCCATAATAATCTGCTCCATAAACAAAAGAATAAATTTCACCCTTTGGAAAGTAATTGAATCTAAAATCTTCATGCCAAAGAAATCTATCATCACCAAAGTATTTGACCATGAAGTAATCAGGATCTGATTGGAAGTGTTCCCAAATATGTTGAACAGTTCCTTCCCTCCACATAACAACACTCGAGTTATAATTACTTAAGAAACGCATACCATGAGTTTCACCAACATAGTCTGGAAATTCTTTATTCTTCCAATAAGTATATACTATTGTAGGAAAATTGTCAATAGAATTCCACAAATGATCAATGTTTTTTTGGATCCTTGTGTCAAGATCCAAGTAAAGAACATCACCCAATCCCCCCAAAGTATACATCCATATTTTAATCCAATGTCCTTCTATGTCTTCAGGCATAGGAATTGCCGTGATCAATGGATCTAGACCCGTTGGATCGTCGGTGATACAAGCATAGTTATATTTTCTGTCAGTATCATTTACTATTCTGTTTACATCTGCAGCAGAATATTTTTCACCATATTTTATCATCAAAATCGTTTGCATAGTATTCTCAGTTGTTATAAATATTCCCGTATAATTTATAAGGGTTTCCGATGGCACAAATTCAAAATATTTATATTGACCAAGGAACAACTTTTTCTTTGTCTCTTACAGTAAATGATCAGAATGGAGACATAAAAGATCTTACAGGTTATACTGTAGCGGCACAAATGCGCAGATCGTATTACACTACTACTTCTACTAGTTTTACTGCAGCAGTTTCTTTGCCCGAAGATGGTGAAGTCACTATTTCATTGACTGCGGTGCAAACCTCAGCAATAAAAGCAGGAAGGTATGTTTACGATATTGAAATTACAGGCGATGGTGAAACGCTACGAGTTCTTGAAGGGATCGTTGTAATTAATCCAGAGGTAACGAAATAATGGCGCTAAAAGTTACAGTAGGAACTTCAAATACTATAAATACAAATATAGTAAGTAAAAGAACGTCAACTAAAATAGAGACGTTGGCGGATGTAGATGTTGAGGGTATCCAAGATGGATATACTTTGGTTTACAATACTGCTACGAACAAATGGGAGGCAGTAGATCCTGCTTCAGATTTGAATTTGGGTATTATAGACGGTGGAACGTTTTAACAACTGAAATAGAAATAATAAACTAAAGGAAACTGACAATATGTCTACAATCATTCAAATTAAAAGAAGTTCGGGCGTAACTGCTCCAACAACAGCTGCTCTCCTAGAAGGGGAAATGGCATACGCACAAGACGCATCTGGTAACGGTGCTGGTGCAAAACTTTACATCGAATCAATCGAAGGCGCATCTGCCGCCATTCATGCTGTCGGTGGTAAGTATTTCACAGACAAGATTGATGCTCGTCTTATCGACGCAACAACAACAGTTGCTGGCAAAGCAACCTTTGCTGAAGGAACAAATAATGGTTCCAACAAAGTAACTCTGAAGGCACCAGATACTCTTGCTGCCGATTATACTCTTACTCTTCCTGCCAATGATGGCGATGCTGACCAGTATCTAAAGACAGACGGTTCAGGCGTTACTTCATGGGCAGCAATTCCATCAGGTTCGTTCACTCTGAGCGACAACCAAGGAACTCCTAATACAGATACCTTCACAACTGGTGGAACTCTGACTTTTGCTGGTACTGCTGGTATCAAAACAACTGTTACAGACAACCAAATTGGCATCGTTGCTGATATTACTGGAACAACTGAAGTAACTACTCTTGCTGATGCAGACGAATTCCTCGTTTATGATGCATCTGCGACTGCAAACCGTAAAGTAACTGCTGAAAATATCGGTGATTACATCTATGCTGGTCTTTCGGGTGACATTACAGTAACTGAAGGTGGTGTTGTTTCGATTGCTGCCAACTCGGTTGCTCTTGGAACTGACACAACTGGTAACTATGTTGCTACTGTTGCTGGAACTGCAAACCAAGTTACTATCACAGGTTCAGGTTCAGAAACTGCTGCTGTTACCGTTGCTCTTACAGACGACGTTACTCTTGTTGGTGACCTAACAGTCGGTGGTAATGACATTAAGGCAAATGGTGGAACAACTTCTATCACTCTTTCGGGTGCAGATGTTGCCGTTGCTGGTGACCTAACAGTTACTGGAAATGACATTAAGTCATCTACTGCAACTGCTTTGTCTCTTGCTGGTGCTGATGTTACTGTTGCTGGTGATCTGACTGTAACTGGTAATGACATTAAGTCATCTTCTGCTACTGCTCTAACTCTTGCAGGCGCAGACGTTACTGTTGCTGGTGACCTGACAGTTACTGGAAATGATATCAAGTCATCTGGCGGGACAACTGCTCTTACACTTTCGGGTGCTAACGTTACTGTTGCAGGAAACCTTACAGTTTCGGGAACAACAACTACTGTTAACTCGACAACTCTGTCTGTAACCGATCCACTCGTGTTTGTTGGTAACGACAATAACGCAACCGACGCAGTTGACATCGGTCTGTTCGGTATGTATGATACCAGCGGTACACAAGATCTCTTCTCAGGTCTCTTCCGCGATGCGTCGGACGGTAAGTGGAAACTCTTTAGAGATTCACAGACTGCTCCAACTACAACTGTTAACACAGCGGCAACTGGTTATACTGTTGCTACTCTTGTTGCTAACCTCGAAGGCGGAACGGTTTCGTCACTTACTTCGGCAATCACTGTTCCAAACGGTGGTACTGGTGCGGCAACGTTTACTGCTAACGGCGTTCTATTTGGTGGCGGTACTTCGGCAATCGGTGCAACAGCTGTTGGAACTGCAGGTCAAGCACTTCTATCTGGTGGTTCAGGCGTTGCTCCTTCGTTCGGTAATATCGACGGTGGAACATACTAATATATAAAGGGAGGGGAATTACTCCCCTCCCACTTTTTTGGAGATAGATAATGGATCAAACAAAATTTATTAACTCGTATATTGCGAATCTTGCAGAACGACTGAAAGCATTAACACTTGATAATATCATGCTGAACACCCAACTCACAATGGCGAATGAATCGCTTAATGAGTTGCAGAAAAAGATTCAAGTTTTAGAAGATATCCAAGCAATACCAGTTCCTAAGTCCGACTACATGGGTCTTGATGGTAAATTGAAATCTGATTACAGTTACACTGGTGCAGAAGAACCCTACCTCGTTGACGATGCAGAACAAAATGAGAAGGAAATTTTAAATGACAGCGGCGGCAACGATAGTCCAAGTAAAGAGAAGTGAAACTGCTAGTGCAATACCCACTGCAGGACAACTTGCGATAGGCGAACTCGCAGTCAATTTGACTGACAAAAAGATATTTTCCAAGAAAACTGACGGTACTGTTGTAAGTCTTGGTGGAGTTGAAGTAAATGATGGTGGTGCAGCAACATCGGTAGCAACAATCTCGTTTGCTGATACTGCATTCAGCGACTTCTTCGTTGATACAGCAACAAGTCCTGGAACTGCGATCGTTCGTCTCAATCAGATTACTGATCTGGATTATGGATTAATCACAGATGAAGTTGCAGCATATAATGCAGTTGATTACGGGAGCATCGCATAATGGCAGCAAGAGTTAAACTGAGAAGAGGTACTTCCACTCAGCACAATACTTTTACTGGCGCTGTTGCAGAAATTACCGTAGACACTACAAACAATACGATAAGGGTGCATGATGGTTCGACTGCTGGTGGTCACGAATTGTTGAAGAACACTCTAGCAAATATTAAAGACGGTGCCATTCTTGATGGTGGAACATATACCTAAATAGGATGGGATTAGGAGATAAAAATGGCAACGATTTTACAACTTAGAAGAGGGACTACTGTTCAGCACTCAACCTTCACAGGTGCTGTTGGTGAAGTCACTGTTGACACAACAAAAGATACAGTAGTTGTTCATGATGGTACCACCGCTGGTGGTAAACCTCTGGCAACTGAAGCATATGTTACTTCAGCAATTCAGACTAAAGATAACAGTGACGAAATTACAGAAGGTTCAACGAACCTCTACTTTACAAATACAAGAGCAAGAGACGCATTTAGCGCAAGCACAGGTATTAGTATTACTAGTGGCGCAATTTCATCCACCATTACACAATATACAGATGCTCTTGCCCGTGGTGCTGTATCTGTAACTGACTCTGGTGGCGATGGTTCACTAGCATATAACAGTTCGACGGGTGTAATTACTTACACTGGTCCAAGTGCAACAGATGTTCGCGCTCACTTCAGCGCTGGAACTGGTGTTACTATTACTAATGGTCAAGTTGCTATTGGTCAGGCAGTTGGAACTGGATCAAACGTTACGTTCAATGATCTAACGGTAAGCGGTAATCTAACTGTTTCCGGAACTACCACTACAGTAAACACCGAAACAATCAATCTCGCCGATAACATCATTACACTTAATAGCAATGAAACCAGTGCTCCTTCTCAGAATGCTGGTATTGAAATTGAGCGTGGTAGTTCCACAAACGTTGCATTTCAATGGAATGAGACTACCGATGTTTGGGAATATACGGTAGATGGTACTAACTACATCCCTGTTGTTGGTACTACGGCAACGCAAACTCTTACAAACAAAACTTTAACAAGTCCTGTAATTGGTAGTATTGTTAACACTGGTACGCTGACTTTACCAACAAGCACGGATACACTGGTCGGACGTGCTACTACTGATACATTAACCAATAAAACAATCAGTGGTGCATCAAATACCCTATCGAATATTGGTAACTCGTCACTAACAAATAGTGCAATCACTCTTGCTGGTACATCTGTTTCACTAGGTGGCGCTTTTACTGCTACTAATATCCTTGATGCAATCAAAACGGTTGATGGTACTGGTTCGGGACTTGATGCCGATCTTCTCGATGGAAACTCGAGCGCATATTTCCGCATTAATGTTTACAATTCAGCAGGGACTCTATTGAATTAATTATGACAACTGTAATACAATTAAAAAGAAGTGAAACTACTAATGCAGTTCCAACTGCAGGACAAATTGCAGTTGGAGAACTTGCTGTAAATTTGGCAGACGGAACACTATACTCTAAGAAAACCGACGGAAGTATTATTGAAGTGGGTGGATATAATCCAGAATTCTTTACTATTCCAGGAACAATCGATTTGGGTGATCTCGCAGGGGTGGATCCTACAGTTTATGACATGGGTGCATTATAAATAGTCCCAAAGAGGACAAGATATGGCAATTTCTTCAAGACAAGGTTTAATAGATTACTGTTTGCGCAGACTTGGGTTTCCAGTAATCGAAATTAATGTGGACGATGATCAAGTAGAAGATCGTATCGATGACGCATTACAGTATTTCCAAGAGTATCACTTTGACGGTGTCGAGAGACTCTATCTCACGCACAAAGTTACCACTGCAGAATTAAAATTCTCAGGATTGTCTGCGCCCTCTTTTCAAAATAGCGAGATGTTAGTCGGCAACACTTCAGGTGCAACATGTATTTTATATACATTATCTGGAACTACTGCGAGAGTAAGTAACGTAAAGGGTGTTTTTACAACAGGTGAAACTGTAACAGGATCTGTCTCAGGTTTTAGCAGAGCACTAGCAGCAACGAGTTTCTACACTCCAGGAGATATTCAAAACGGTTATCTTCCGCTTCCAGATTCGGTAATCGGTGTTATCCGTGTTCTTCCAGTCAATGGTCCAAGTTCTGGTATGAACAATCGTAACAACATGTTCGATCTTATCTATCAGTTCCGCCTGAATGACATGTATAACTTACTGTCTGCTGACATGGTTTACTACACACAAGTCCAACAGCATCTGTCAATGCTTGACATGCTTCTAGTCGGCGATCGTTCATTCAAATACAATCGTAAAATGGACAAGATGTATATCGACATGAATTGGGAAGAGGTATTAAATCCTGATGACTTTATTGTGATTGAGTGCTATCGTATCCTAGATCCTTCGACATACACACAAGTCTACGATGACATGTTCCTCAAGCGTTATGCTACTGCACTGATCAAACGTCAGTGGGGCGAGAACATGAAGAAGTTTGGTGGGATCCAACTTCCTGGAGGTGTCATTCTAAACGGTAGAGAGATCTACGAAGAAGCAGTCGAAGAAATCACGACAATCGAAAACGAAATGCAATTGAAGTCAGAGTTGCCAATAGACTTCATGGTTGGATAAGACATGCCAACGAACTTCTATTTTCAATCT